GTTTGGAGCAAGCCCAAACGGATTGCGAGCAAGGTGTGTGAGGTGATCCTCCACTCCTGCTACTGGGTCTTCTGAATCAAATTTTTGATCCGGAATGACCTGCAATCCGTAGCGCCGTAAAGGCACTTCGGGTATGTGCTCCGGGAGGACGTATTTGAACGTTTTCTCCCAGAGTGCACGCACTGTAGACTCATATGGGTTCTCTGTTGTGGAGAACTCTTGAGACGGAACCTTCAGTTTTCTTTTGAAAACTGCAGCAGTTCGCCTGACAGACGGCACGTGAGACAACTCGCGGGACGTCTGCCAGTACAGAGCATGTTGTTGTGCGGACCGACTTAACGCCTCCACCGCTTTCGGTAAGGGGTAAGTCGCCTTCTCATCTTTGTACGCCACGCCCGTTACAGGTAGAATATTCTGCCTGAGCGGCACTGCCAGTTTAGGGAAAACCCCAGACTGGAAGTTGGTGTACACTTTGAGCACATCCTTCCCGGAAGAATTTTCGACCAGGATGGAGTCCACACACCTTCGTAGGGCCCTTCGCACCTCAGGTGCTGAAGGTGAAGGTAGGGGGCTAAGGCCTGTACCTGACAGAAGCTGACCTACGGTCAGACTGTTTAGGGTATAAAGCCAAGCGGACTGTTGTCCTGCAGCCCGGTGAGGAAAACCGGAATACTGCACCCCCCCAAACCCCACAGGCTCCCGGACAGGAATGCCGAGGTAGTAAGCTGCCTCAGCAAACCGTCTGAAAGGGGAATATGGCCAAAGGCCGGCCTTGACAGGTAGAGCATTGTCCTTTAAGGACTGCCTACCCGAGGACCCCTGGGTATACCAGGATATCTCCCCCTTCGACCCTCCGGGAGGCCCGCTCCATACGGAGACGGGCAAGCCAGGGCGTGGGCTACCATTCTCATAAGGAATCTCCTTAAGGAGTCCCTTTGTGGGGTGGTAGAATATCTTGTTGGGTTTACCCTTTTGGGGATCCCCGCGAGACATGACAGCACCGCATTTCTGCAGTGTTGCCTCCACGACCTCTCTCTGTTGTAAGGAGACGCCGGCCAACAAACCGTCATCTCCAACGCCTCGAAGTTTCGAGACGCCAGCAGATTGAGCTGCGAACAATGTCACCATTGGCATGAGTGGGAAGCTGCTTGCAGAACCCATCATTGCGCCAACTGTGGTCATGTCGCAGGGCAGAGCAAGGAGGTGGTCTAACCATTCGCTGTAATCAGCAATGTATGCCATCCCTTGTTCAAAGGACTCAACCCCCAACCAGGGGACCCCCTTTTCACCGCGTCGAACAATCGGCGTAGCGACGTCCAATTTAGGACGAGGGGCGGGCTCGGGTACCGTGTGGAGTAATCTACGCGGGCCCATCAACAACGGAATGTAGACCCTAAAGGGTTCTAACTCCGGATGAAGATCTACCAGTTCTTGGTAGAAGCCTTGAGTAAGCCAATGGGGATGGAGGTCTGTCGCATATGAAAGGTCCATGGAATACCACGGTCCTTTCCACCGACGCATGTCAGGTGGCGGCTTCTTCCCCCCCATATCTGCACTGAATCTTTTATCCAGTGTCAGATGGGCATCAGCGGCTCTGCGGAAAACTTGGTGAACCAGGTTTGCCGCGGCAAGCTCCAGAGTAGGGTACCGTGTTTTGCGGCCTCTCTCTGGCGCCTGGAGTGGCACTGTCGGGATTCCTTTTCCAAGGCATCTCTGCAGTATCCACCCAACCGCCTCAGACAAGCATTGGGATAGGTCGA